CCTGGAAACGGAATTAGATTTCAAAATACTATCTATGCAGATGTAACTGGATCAGGATCTGTTACTATCGGATATACTGGCTAGGAGGCTAAATGGCTAACACTACCTCTGGAACTACAATTTTTGAAAAAGGTTTTTCTATTGCAGACATTGTAGAAGAGTCTTATGAAAGAATTGGAATATCTGGCGTTTCAGGTTATCAATTAAAAAGTGCAAGACGTTCTTTAAACATAATGTTTCAAGAATGGTCTAATAGAGGTTTGCATTATTGGGAAGTTGCAAACAATTCAATTACATTAGTTAATAATCAATCTGTTTATACTATGTTTAGATCTACAGGAGATGGAACTTCTAGTGCTACAGCAGTTTATGGTGTAGATGATATTTTAGAAGCAAGTTTTAGAAATGCAGATAATATTGATACACCTCTTACAAAAATAAATAGATCAACTTATCAAGCGTTATCAAATAAAACTTCAACAGGTCAACCTACACAATATTTTGTACAAAGATTTATTGATAAAATTACAGTTACTTTATATTTAACACCAGGAACTGATCAAGCTGGTAAATTTTTTAATTACTATTATGTAAAAAGAATCCAAGATGCCGGAGACTATACTAATGATGCAGATGTACCTTATAGATTTGTACCTTGTATGGTAGCTGGACTTGCATATTATTTAGCAGTTAAATATTCACCAGAAAAAATTCAATCATTAAAAATGTTATATGAAGATGAATTACAAAGAGCTTTACAAGAAGATGGTTCTTCATCAAGTTCATTTATTACACCTAAAACTTATTACCCGAGCTTATAATGGCAAAATTATCTAGAGGAAAATATGCACAAGCAATATCCGATAGATCAGGTATGGCATTTCCTTATAATGAAATGGTAACTGAATGGGATGGAAGTTTTGTACACAATTCAGAATTTGAATCTAAACAACCACAAATTCAACCAACAAGATTTACAGGCGATCCTCAAGGATTATCAAATGCAAGACCAGATAGAACTGAACCTGCTACAGAAAATTTATTACCTGGAAATCCTTTGAGTTTAACTTCAGGATCTTCTACAGTAATTGTAACAGAACCTGCACATGGAAGATCATCAAGTGATACCGTTGTTTTTAGAAATGTAAATGGAAGCCCCGGAGGCCTGGTGTATTCTTTATTTGAAAATAGTTCAGGATTTAGTATAACAGTTATTGATACAAATAGTTATAGTTTTAATTGTGGAAGCAATGCAACTGTAACGGAAAAATCAGGAGGAATGTTTGTAACTGCAGGACCAGTTACTCTAACACCATAATGGCTTATACTTTAGCAAACTTACAAGATGATATTAGAAACTATACAGAAGTAGATGACTCTGTATTATCTAATACTATTTTATCAACAATTATTAAAAATGCTGAAAACAGAATTTATAGAGATGCAGATTCTGATGATAATAGATTTTATGCTACATCAAACTTATCTGCTGGAAGCAGATATGTTACTATACCATCTGATTTAAGATTTATAAGATATGTACAATTAACTGATTCATCCGGTAATCAAGTTTTTTTAGAAAAAAGAGATACAAGTTTTATGGCTGAATATTATAATACTCCAAACACAGCTTCTGGTTTACCAAAATATTATGGTAACTGGGATGCTAATTTTTGGGTAGTAGCACCTACGCCAAATGCAACTAATTTAATAACTTTAGCCTATACAAAACAACCAGATTCAATAACAGCTTCACCAGGAAGCACTCAAGGAACTTACACAAGTAATAAATATCAGGATTTACTTTTGTACGGATGTCTGGTAGAAGCATATGGATACTTGAAAGGTCCCGCAGATATGTTACAATACTACGAGGCATCTTTTAATAGAGCTTTACAATCGTATGCGATCGAACAACAAGGTCGAAGACGCCGGGATGAATGGGAAGATGGAACCATTCGTACTCCCCTTAAATCTGAATCACCATCATAATTTAAGGAGATAATTAAATGGCAAATATAGTACCTGACTCTTTTAAAACAGACTTGTTAAAGAGTACGTTTAATTTTGATTCATCTGGTGGATCAACTTTTAAACTTGCACTTTACACATCACAAGCAGCTTTCAGTACTTCTACTACAGCGTATGCTACTACTAATGAAGTTTCTTCATCTGGTACAAACTACACTGCAGGCGGAAATACTTTAACTAATAATGGTGTGGCAATATCAAGTAATATTGCATTCGTTGATTTTGCAGATTCTACTTTTAGTTCTGTAACTTTATCAGCAACAGGAGCACTGATTTATAAAGGTTCAAGTAATGAAGCTGTATTAGTTTTAGACTTTGGTGGAACAAAAACTGCAACTAACGGTGATTTCGTTGTTCAGTTTCCAACTGCTGATTCTTCTAATGCAATCATTAGACTTGGCGACGCGTAATAAAATTTTGGAGTAGAAATGGCTTTAGTAATTAACGATAGAGTTAAAGAAACTAGTACAACTACTGGAACAGGAACTTTGAATCTAGCTGGTGCAGAAACCGGCTATGAAAGTTTCGTTGCAGGAATTGGAACTACAAATACAACTTACTATGCAATTGAATTAAATTCAGCTGGTGAGTATGAGGTTGGTATTGGTACAGTAACTGATGCTTCACCTGATACTTTATCAAGAGACACAGTTATCTCATCATCAAATAGTGATAGCAAAGTAGATTTTGCAGCAGGAACTAAAAATGTATTTTGTACATTACCTGCAAAGAGAACTGTATCACCTGTGATGACAGCAACAGGATTTGTTGTAACTCATGCTTCTACTTTAAATGAAGATCAAACTTTAGATTCAGGCGTATTAGCAGGACCAGTAACTGTTACTGGAACACAAACTATAACAGGGACATTGGTAATTATTTAATGAGTAAGATAGAAGTAAATGCAATCGAACCACAATGCGGAACTACTTTAACACTAGGTGCTTCTGGTGATACAGTAACTTTAGCTAGTGGTGCATCTCAATCAGGTTTTGGTAGAACAGGAACTGTAGATTGGCAGACATCAATTAAAACAGCAACATTCACTGCAGCATCTGGAGAAGGATATTTTTGTAATACTTCTGGTGGAGCATTTACAGTTAATTTACCAAGTTCACCTTCTGTTGGTGATATTGTAGCTATCAAAGATTATGGAAGTTCTTTTGCAACAAATAATTTAACTATTGGTAGAGGTGGTTCTAATATGAATGGTGATGCTCAAGATAGTTTAAGAAATATAGACAATGAAAGTTTAACATTAGTTTATGCTGATGCAACAAAAGGTTGGTTATCAGTAGAAGAAGGGACAGGTTATGTTGGAGAAAAATTTATAGTAGCATCAGGTGGTCAAGAAACAACATCAGGAAATTTTAAAATACATACTTTTACTGGTCCTGGAACTTTTACAGTTTGTTCATTAGCTACTAGTTCACCTAACAATGTAGTAGATTACGCGGTTGTAGCAGGTGGAGGTGGTTCAGGGCAAAATAGAGGTGGTGGTGGAGGCGGTGGAGGATTCCGTGAATCATCTGGAGCTGCCTCAGGATGTTATTCAGTGTCTCCTTTAGGTTCTGGTGTTTCAGCTTTACCAGTTTCAGCAACAGGATTTCCAATTACAGTTGGTGGTGGAGGAGCGGCATCTGCTGCTCAAAGTGCTAGAGGTTCATCAGGGGCTAACTCCGTTTTTTCAACAATTACTTCAGCAGGTGGTGGTGGAGGTGGAGGTTATTCAGGGGAAAAATGTGGTGCAAATGGAGGATCTGGAGGTGGAGGAGGTTCATCAGGACCTGCAAACGTACCATCTGGAAGATCTGGTGGATCAGGTAATACTCCTCCTGTTAGTCCACCTCAAGGACAAGACGGAGGCGCTGGACCAAGAACTTCTCAAAATGCTGCGGCAAGTGGAGGAGGTGGAGCTGGATCTATTGGTTCTTCTCAAGCACCTCCATCAGTATCCCTTCCTGCAGGTGGAACAAATAACAATCAAGGAGCTACAATAGCAGCTAATGCTGGTGGTCTCGGTGGAGACGGCGGTGCTGGAGTTACAACTTCTATTAATGGAACTGCAACAGGTTTTGCAGGCGGCGGTGGAGGCGGAGGATCAGATGATTTCCCTGCTTGTAGTAGTAATGATATTGGAGGAACTGGAGGTTTACAAGGAACTAGTACTACAGGAACTACTCCTCAATTTGGAGCAGGAAATGGTGGAACAGAATCAGGAACAGCTCCAGCTAATGGTGTAGCTGGAACAGCAAATACAGGTGGAGGTGCTGGCGGAGGCGCAGGTGGCGCAGCTCCTGGTGCCGCAGGCGGTAGTGGAATAGTAATAATAAGGTATAAATTTAAATAGGTAAGTTATGAGTAGTATAATAAAAGTAGACAATATTCAGAATCAATCAGGTGATAACATCATCAAAGAAGATTCTAACACAATAACTCTTGGTGCAAGTGGCGATACCGTTACTCTTGCATCGGGTGCATCTCAATCAGGTTTCGGTAGAACAGGGACAGTTGATTGGCAAACCTCAATTAAAACTTCTACATTTACAGCAGTAAATGGTGAAGGTTATTTTGTTAATACAACAGGTGGTGCTGTTACAGTTAATTTACCTGCTGGATCAGTCGGTGCAATTGTTTCTATAAAAGATTATGCACAAACATTTGATACAAATAATTGTACAATTTCTGCAAATGGTTCAGAAAAAATAGAAAATTTAACACTAGATTTGGTATTAGACACAGAAGGTATTGCTGTTACATTAATATATGCAGATGCAACTAGAGGATGGCAGGCTGTAAATAGTAATGAAATAACAAACATTGTAAAATTTGTTTCAGCATCAGGTGGAACAGAAACAACATCAGGAGATTTTAAAATTCACACTTTTACAGGACCAGGAACTTTTACAGTATCTTGTGCTGGAAATACTGGAGGATCAAATTTAGTAGATTATATGATAGTTGCTGGTGGTGGAGGTGGTGGTGGAGCTTCGTCTGCCGGTGGTGGAGGCGCAGGTGGTTTTAGATTAGCTAATTCAACTTGTATGTCGGGACCTCAAACTTCTCCTTTAGCGACACCAACTGCTTTACCAGTGTCAGTTCAAGATTATCCAATTACAGTAGGTGGTGGAGGATCAGGTGGACCTAGTAGTACACCAAGTGTAGGAGCAAATGGATCAAATTCAGTTTTTTCAACAATAACATCAGCAGGTGGTGGTTTTGGAGCATCTTTTCCAGGACCTGGAAGTGCTGGTCCTGGTGGTTCAGGTGGTGGCGTAGGTAATACAGGAACAATAGGTGCAGGAAATACACCTCCTGTTAGTCCTCCTCAAGGCAATAATGGTGGACAAGGAAATAACCCTGCAGGTGGTGGAGGTGGTGGTGGAGCGAGTGCTAGTGGTGGCGAAGGTCCGAATCCCCCAGGACAAGCTGCCGGTGTAGGTGGAGCAGGTTCTTTTGTAGTTCAAACAGGTTTTGCTGGTTGTAATGGAACACCTGGCCCTGTGTCTGGTGCTAGATATTTTGCTGGCGGCGGCGGTGGAAGAGGTGGACCAGCTTTAGGAAGCAAACCTGGAGGTGTTGGTGGTGGTGGAACAGGAGGTTGTGGTTCAACTTGTCAAACAGCAGGAACAACTAATACTGGCGGTGGAGGAGGTGGAGCTGGATCAGGTCAAGCAGGAAAAGCTGGTGGTAGTGGTATAGTAATAATAAGGTACAAATTTCAATAGGTAAATTATGAGTGAAGTAAAAGTAAATAAAATTAGTCCAAGAACAAATTGTGGTACAACTACATTAGGAGATAGTGGAGATACATTCACAATTCCTAGTGGTGTATCAATTACAAACCAAGGAACTGCATCAGGTTTTGGTTCTACAGGTGAAGTGTCTTGGGTAACAACTAAAAAAACAGCAACATTTACTGCAACGGCTGGCGAAGGATATTTTTGCGATACATCAAGTAGCGCTTTTACAATAAATCTTCCAGCAGGAACTGCTGGTAATTCTTTTGCAGTTGCAGATTATACAAATACATTTCAAACAAATGGTTTAACTATTTCACCAAATGGTTCTCAAAAAATAGGTGGAGTTGATTCAGACGTAACTTTAACTACTGAAGGACAATCAGCTTATTTTGTTTATGTAGATGATACTGAAGGTTGGAAAAATGTTATAGATTCAACTTCAAATATAATAGGAAGAAATTTTATTACAGCAACAGGTGGGACAATTACTACTTGTGGAGATTTTAAAATTCATACTTTCACTGGCCCAGGAACTTTTTGTGTTTCTTCTGTTTCGACTGTTCCAGCTGAAAATACAGTAGGTTATATGGTAATAGCAGGTGGAGCTGGCGGAGGAGATACTCGTGGTGGCGGAGGTGGAGCAGGAGGTTTTAGAGAAGGTAGAAACGCACCAATAGATAATTTTACAGCTAGTCCATTAGTTGCAAATGCACCAACAAATGCAGTTACAGTTACAGCAACAGGTTTTCCAATTACTGTTGGTGGAGGAGGACCTGGTGGTGGAAATCAGCAAGGTTCAAATTCAATTTTTTCAACAATAACAGCAACAGGTGGTGGAGGTTCTTGTGGAGGTAATCCAAGTCTTGGAAGACCTGGTGGGTCTGGTGGCGGATCTGGTGGAAGATTTCCAGGATCTGGTGGATCAGGAAATACTCCCCCTGTAAGTCCACCTCAAGGAAACGGTGGGGGCAATGCTAGTGGTGCTAGTTCAAGTCCTGATATATATTCAGCTGGTGGCGGCGGTGGAGCAGGAGGTGGAGGTCAACCTAATCCAAGCGCAACTCAAGCAGGAGCTGGAGGAGCAGGAATAGCAACAAGTATTACAGGATCTTCAGTAACAAGAGCTGGTGGTGGCGGTGGGGGTGGAGGATCTTCACAACCAGGAACTAATAGTAATCCAGGAGCTGGAGGATCAGGTGGAGGTGGAGCTGGAAAAGGTTCTGCTAATGGACCACCAACTAGAGGAACAAATGGAACTACTAATACAGGTAGTGGTGGTGGAGGCGGTGGAATAGATACCCCTAGTTCTTGTACTGTTGGTGGAGCAGGTGGTTCAGGTATAGTAATAATAAGGTACAAATTTCAGTAGTTGAATGATAATTAAAAATAATATATAAGGAGAAACATTATGGCACATTTTGCAAAATTAGGAGCGAACAGTAAAGTTATTCAAGTATTAACACTTGATAACAAAGATATGTTAAACGCTGATGGCGTTGAAGATGAAACAGTAGGACAACAATATTTAGAGACACATAATAATTGGCCTGCACAAATGTGGATTCAAACATCTTACAATACAGCTGGTGGTCAACACAAAGATGGTGGTACACCTTTTAGAGGAAACTATGCAGGTATAGGTTATACTTGGGACGAAGATGATCAAATCTTTTGGCCTAAAAAACCTTTTGCTTCTTGGGTAAAACATAACGAATCAGCTTCTTGGAAATCACCAATTGGTGATGCTCCTGCTTTAACTGAAGAACAAGAATCACAAAATACAGCTGATACTCATAGATGGTCTTACGTTTGGAATGAATCAGGACAGTCTTGGGATCTAACAGATTCTAAACCACAATTGATCTAGATCAATTTTTTCACCTAATATTGACATTATAAATACAAGATGTATATATTACGTCAGGTATGCAAAAGAAAGTATTAACAGAACAAGCATTATATTTTGGTGATGTAGAGATGCCTAAGTATTGGGACATCGACCGAAATAAATTAACTGGCGATATATTACAATCAACTTATTCAAACAAAGATTTCCCATTCTCAAGAACTTGGGATATGTTAAATACATATATAAGAGATTACATCGGTCTTGAATATGAAATTAATCTAGTAAACAAATCAACGTGGGGAAATATCTATAAACCTGCGGAAACAACTATTCCTTTATTAAATATTGATCCAGTGGATCTACGTAACTCTCCAGACTTTACTATGCTTTACGGCGTTAAAGTTAAAGATTGTTTTGTTCGAGTACACTTTGAGGATAATAGACGTAAAGGTAGAAGTTGGGATATAGAACTTAAAGATAATATGTTTATTATGTTTCCATCAACAAATATGTATTATCTAACTAACAATCAAAAAGATTCATTAAATTTTGTACAAACAATAACTTATGAATATATCTAATTACTATTGGTATTTTAGTGGTGTACTTACACCAAAGTTTTGTGATGATGTAATAGCTTATGCAAATTCACAAGAAGAAGTTATGGCTAGAACTGGTGGGTTTGGTGATAAAAAATTAAACAAACAAGAAGTAAAAGATTTAAAAAGAAAAAGAAACTCTGATCTAGTATGGTTAAATGATACTTGGATTTATAAAGAATTACACCCATACGTTCACGAAGCAAATGCAAGAGCTGGTTGGAATTTTGAATGGGACAGATCAGAATCTTGTCAGTTTACAAAATATAAACACAATCAATACTATGATTGGCATTGTGATAGTTGGGATAAACCTTATGACAAAGAAGGACCCGACAATGGTAAGATTCGAAAACTATCTATGACTTGTCAATTAACAGATGGTTCAGAATACACAGGTGGTGAATTAGAATTTGATTTTAGAAATTATGATCCACATATGAGAGATGAAAGTCAACATTTAAGAAAAGCAAAAGAAATATTACCTAAAGGTTCTATTATTGTATTCCCTTCTTTTGTGTGGCATAGAGTTAAACCAGTAACTGCTGGCACAAGATACAGTCTTGTTGTTTGGCATTTAGGAAAGCCGTTTAGATAATGTATATAAATAATTACTTTAACACGACCATTTGGTCAGAACAAAAACCAGAGTTTGTAAAATCTTTAAACAAAGCTTCTAACAAGTATATTCAAGAAGCTCGTAAAAGAGAAAAAGAAACTATAAAAAAATGGGGCGACTTTGGAAGATCATATCACTCAACACCACTTACAATGGACAATGACTTTTTAGATTTTAGAAATTACATTGGTCAAAAATCTTGGGAGTATTTAGATCATCAAGGTTATGATATGTCACAATACACAACTATGTTTAGTGAGCTATGGGTACAAGAGTTTGCTAAAAAAGGTGGCGGTCATCATTCTGCACATATACATTGGAATCAACACGTATCAGGTTTTTATTTTTTAAAGTGCAGTGATAAAACATCATATCCAATCTTTCACGAACCAAGAACAGGTGCACGTTCAACTAAATTAAAAATGAAACCAGATCGAAAAGGTGTATGGCCCGGTGAAGAACTTATAAACTTTAGACCTACACCAGGTACATTAATTATATTTCCAGGGTTCTTGGAACACGAGTTTAGTGTAGACTTTGGTAAAGAGCCTTTTAGATTTATACATTGGAACATACAAGCCGTGCCAAAAGAGATGGCAAAAGATGTTTAAATCGTTTGCAAATATAGGAGTTATAGAAAGTAAATTAAATAAAAAAGAAATGAATAAATTAAAATCTTATATAAAAAATAATGGTAATAAAAACAAAAGTAATAATTCACTAGCTGGAAATATATCTAATTCTTTCTTTTTAAAAGATAAAGATAATTGGTTTTTTAAAAATGTTTTAATACCTTTAATCAAACAATATAAAAAAGAAGAATTAGAAGCAATTGTTCCTTCTATTTTAACAAAACATTGTTCTTATGTTTTAGACACTATTTGGGTTAATTTCCAAAACAAGTATGAATTTAATCCAGTTCATTATCACTCGGGTGTTTTTTCTTTTGTAGTATGGATTCAAATTCCATCTAGTTATAAAAAAGAAAAAGAATTAAAATTTATTAAAAAATCTAACTCACCTTGTGCAAATACTTTTGAATTTATTTATACAAATATATTAGGCAAAGTATGCACGGAAAAAATTTATTTAGAACCAGAAGATGAGGGAACTATTATATTATTTCCTGCAAGTTTATTACATCAAGTGTATCCTTTTTATTTATCAAATAAAAAAAGAATAAGTATTTCTGGAAATATAAAATTAGATCCAACAAAAATAATATGAGTTTTAAAAAGAAAAAATATACAGTTATCCGTCAAGCAATATCAAAAGACCTAGCAGCTTTTGTTGCAAATTATTTTTTAATGCAGAAACAAGTTTATGATACTTGTAGACAGGCTAGATACTTTTCACCCTTTGAAAATATTATAGGTCACTATGAAGGTAGAGATGAACAGATACCAGAAACATATAGTCAGTATTCTAATATAGCTATGGAAACTTTAATGTTAAAATGCCAACCTAAAATGGAAGAAGTAACAGGATTAAAATTATATCCAGCTTATACTTATGCAAGAATATATAAAAAAGGTGACATATTAAAAAGACATAAAGACAGATTTAGTTGTGAGATATCTACTACTATGAATCTTGCTGGTGATGACTGGCCAATATATTTAGAGCCTTCTGGAGAAGTAGGTAAAAAAGGAATTAAAGTAGATCTTAAACAAGGAGATATGCTAGTTTATTCTGGCTGTGAGTTAGAACATTGGAGAAATAAGTTTAAAGGCAAGGAATGCGTACAAGTATTTCTTCATTATAACAACCGTAAAACACCAGGCGCTAGAGATAATATGTTTGACAAGCGTCCTCATTTAGGTCTTCCTTCTTGGTTTAAACGATGATATAATCCTTAGATGGAGGCAGGGCACCACCACATACCCCCTGTCTCCTTTTAAGGATTTATATTTATGTTTTTTGGCGGAACTTCATTTGCATCAGCACCTTTTGCAGACCCAGGATTTAATCCTAATGCATTAGCGATTGTAACAGGTAATAGAATTAACGAATCAACAGGTACTGTTGGTATCGTTGGTAAAGCTCTTATATTACCAAATGGCAGTAGATTTAATATTGGAATTGGTAATGTTCAAGTAGCTGATGTTATTGGTGTATCAGGTATTGCAACAGAAATAGCAACAGGAAGTGTTACTGTTGCAGCAGGTGCAAACATAACTACAACAGGTAGTCCTTTTGAAATTGATACCGGTACAGCAAAAGGTATAGACGTTGTTGGTGTTACAGGTAATAGAGTTAATTTAGATACAGGAGATGTAACAACAATTGGTAAAGCAACAGTTATACCATCAGGAAGTGTTTTAGAATTAGATACCGGTACAGTTACATTTACATTTAGATATAGTATTACAGGATCAGGAGTAGAATTATCTACAGGAACTGTTTCAACAACTGCAGCTGCAACTGTATTACCTACAGGATCAAGAGTTGATTTAGATACAGGTGATGTATCAGTTGTTGCAAAAGCAAATGTATCTATTACAGGAAGTGCAGTAGAAATAGCAATTGGAAATGCTACAACTAAAGCAAATGCAACAGCTATTGTTACAGGAAATAGACAAAATTTATCGACAGGTACAGTTACAGTTCAAGCTAAAGCAAATGTAATTACAACTGGCGTAGGATTAGAAATAGCAGTACCAACTTCTATTAATATTAAACAGTGGGATGGTGTAGTACCAGGTGTCTCACAAACTTGGACAAGGATACAAACACCGTAATGTATTTTGGAGGAAGCACATTTGCCGGAGCACCATTTGCCGATCCAGGCGGAGTTAGTATATTTGTAACTGTAAGTGGACAAAGATTAAACTTTTCAGTAGGTAATGTAGTTATTGAAGGTAAATCAGTTGTTTTACCTACAGGACAAAGAGTAAATCTATCTACAGGTAATGTAGTTATTAAAATAGGTAAAACAGTAGTTTTATCTGGTAATCAAATAAACCTTGCAACTAACCCTGTAAGTGTGATATCATGGAATCCGATTCCACCAGGTGTGAATCAAGTATGGGTCCCAATAGACCCAGATAATCCGTAGGAGAAATATGGCATCAAGTACATCGAGCGATTTAAAATTAGAACTCATAACAACAGGTGAAAAATCTGGTACATGGGGAACTATTACTAATACAAACTTACAAATTTTAGAACAAGCATCTAGTGGTTATTTA